ACCCCGGTCCAGGCCGTTGTCACTGGCGTAGCCCGCCTGGGCGGACGCGGTCAGGGGGGAGGCGATGTAGTTCAGGCCCTCCATCAGGCCCTCGCCCACATCCTTGGCGAAATTCCCCACCGCCAGGGTGGCGTTGCCGCCGGCCACCAGGGTCCGGGCACGCAGCCGCTCCCACCAGGAGAGGTCTTCGTTGGGCTGCTCCTGGACGGCGGCCTTGACCTCATCCGCCTTGGACAGGTGCTGGCTCAGCGACTTCTGGCCGTAGCCCGCGGCGGAGGCGATGTCCTTGACCTGCTTCGCCTTGGTCGACTGGTAGCCGTGAAATGCCCTCAGCGCGAGGGCTGACGGGAGGTTGGAGTTGGCCAGGGCCTGGGCGATCTCCGGCTCATCGGGGAAGGCCCCCGCGTAGCGGATCGCGGTGGCACGCTGGATTCGCTGGTCGTGCACAGGCGTAGTGGCCGCCCGGACAAGCGAGTCCGGGTCGGAGACCTTTTGCCACCAGAACTTACCGGCGATGGGTCAGCCCTCCTTGTAAGACAGCTCAATCGCCCGACGACGGGCCCCACCCCTGGAGGCTGGCTTGCGTGACGTGTAGTACCAGGGCGTGACCTTGACCCACTTGGACGGCAGGTTGTACGGGCGCATCACAGCCCCTGTCCCTGAAGCAGATTGGCCAGCCAGGCGATCGACCCCGAGGGGTCGTCACTCGCGTAGCCGCGAAGCTGGTCGGACACCGCATACGCCCGAGGGGCGAGAGGTCCACCGGAGAGGGTGTTGGGGCCCGCGCCCACAGGTGCCCCGGCCGTCACAGGCTCGTCAGGGCGCTGGGTGGGCGCGAACAGGGGAACGGGCGGGGCCAGCGCCTCAGCGGGCGCCTGAGCCTGCGGAACACGCATCCGAGGGGTAGCGGTGCTCTGCGCCTCAGCGAGAGGCGCGCCCTTCTGCTGCTCCTCGTAGGCCGTGGCCTCACCGTAGGAAGGGTCCGGAAGGGAACGGATGGGTTGTCCGCCAGTATCGGTCCGCTGCGACATCGGGCCGGGGCCCGAGACCTGAGCCGGGGACGTCATCAGTGCTCACCCTCCGGGTCCATCAACACCTTGGGCTTGGGGTCCCACGCCAGCTCCGAAGCCTCCATGCGCGCGGCGGCCTCGAAGCCGAACACCTTCTTGCCGCCCGTGACTGTCACGATCCGCTCCGTGAGCTTCGTTGCTTCGCGGGTCAGGTGGAGGATGTCCCGCTTGGGGAGATCGGTTTCCGTCTTGATCGTGACGGAGCCGCGACCACTGGCGATGACTTCGATCTCCACGTGCTACCCCTGTCCGATCGGACGCTTACGCATCGTCGCCGCGGACATCCGCGGGTCACCCTGCCCTCGAAACTCAGCCATCAAGCCCTGGATCGCCGGCATACCGCCCGGCGGCATTCCCGCCTGCCCTGGTGCCACACCCTGGAGGCGGCCCGAGTCCTGAACCCCAGGCGGGAGTTCCTGTTCCATGCCCGGAGGTCCGGCCTCCGGCGGTAGCTGAGCTTCGCCCTCGGGCTGCTCGGGCGGGGTGAGGGCCTTCTCGATGGACTCCGCCAAAGACTTGCCCTTGCGGCGCAGCTCGATCGCCTTGGCTGCCGCCACCACAATGGGAAGTGGGTCCTGTCCCTGCATTGCCATGGCCCCGAGGCCCTGGAGCGTGGTCTTGAAGCCCTCGATGAGGGCGGCTTCCATCTCTTCGACTTCGACGCTCTGCTGTTCCGCCAAGGCGTCCACTTCGAACGGCAACTGCCTGCGGAAAGTGTCCCTGGAGATGACCCGATCACCGCGAAGCTGAAGCATACCGACGAGCGCTTGGGCCGGGGTCATTCCCGCGGCGAAGCCGTAGGTGACCTTGCAACCCCACGAGTCGCCGATGTCCTTCGACGGGGTGTAGGTGATCTCGAACGGCTTGCCGGTGACGTGGCCTTGGATGCGCTTCTGCTGGCTCGGCCAGAACCGTACGTCGATCTCGAAACACAGGGAGGTGGCGCGTTCCAGCGCCTCCGCGAAGACCAACTGAGCCGTGGCGATCTGGGTTTCGATGGTGCCCTGAAGGGCTTCCACACCGCGACCGGTGACGATGTTTCCCTGCACGCCGCCCGTGCGGGAGTCCGGGTAGCGGGCGCCGGTTTTCAGTTCAGCATCGAGTGTCTGCTGGATCATGAAGACGTCCCGCGGGACGTCCAGGTTGACCCTACGGACCTTCTCGGGGGTTTGGCTACGCATCACGGCCTGCGGGCCCATGGCCACGCGCTGCACGTCGTCCGGGATGGCGATCGGGGCGTTCACACTCTGCTCCGCGGCCGACATCATGTAGACGGCCATCTGGGCCCGCGCGAGCTGCACCCAGATCACATCGTCGTACTGACCCCTCGGGGTGTCCTCGAGGTCAAACCGCTCACCGATGACCACCGGGCAGCGGGACAGGCCATGGGGCATGTCCACCAAGACGGAGTACTGACACTCCGGGAGGTAGATCATGTTCCGGCGGGTGTCGATATAGTTGACCATCTCGATGAGATCGTTCGGCCCCCGTTCGGGGCCGTGTCCGGTCGGCTTCATGATGGCCGCGTACAGCTCGGGATACTTGGCCGCCAGCATGCCCGCACGGGCATAGGTCACCTTGGCGTACCAGCGGGTGTCACCCCACCGGTCCAATTCGTAGTAGACGCCGAAAGGCGACTCCACCCGGATCTTGGGGCAACCGTGCTCGAAGTCCGGCTCGGTGATGAAAATCCCGTAGGCGTAGCTGAGATACGAGTCCGCGAAACGCGACATCTGCTTGGCCAGCTTGGACTTGGTCCAGTAGTAGGACCCGATCTTGTTCTTCTTCGCCGCCCTGGTCTCGTCGGACTGGGTGGCCATGTTGCCACTGGCGCACGCCAAGGCGGGCAGCGGGGACATCATCTCGGCGGAGTCACGCGCCGCGGTGTCCACCATGTTCGCCACGGTCGAGTGCGGCAACGCGTCGGCGAAGCCGTCGGGGAACAGTTCATCGATGCGCCCGCGGCGCACCATCCGGACGTTGTTCATCGACTCGTCACGGGAAGCCATGTCGGGGGAGTAGCGGGTGTCGTGCACCCGCCTGTGGATCGCCCGGATCTCGTCAGACTGCATACTCAACCAGCCCCTGCTCCACGGCTTCCTCCCACGCGATCACTACCTGCTGCTTGCGCCCACCTCGGGTGACCCACTTCGACGTCATGTGGTCGTTGTCGCTGCGACCGCCTCGCAAGTAGTCCTGCGCCCCCAGCTCGGCGAACCACCACGCCATCACCAAGTCGTGGACCTGGTTCTTGGCTTCCGCTTCCCAGGCCTTCAGCTGCTCGCACAACTCACCCACGGCGGGGTTGTGCCTCTTGGACGGGAACTCCACCAGCCCGGCGCCATCGCGCTTCGCGATGATCCGGCCGTCGATCTCCTCCACGCAGGACAGGATTAGCGGCACCAGCAAGCCCTCGATGCCCTTGTTGGGATCCCATTTGTTACCGCGGGTCTCGTGCTCCTGGATGCGCCCACCGTGGGCGTTGACGAAGTTGCGGATCTCGGGGAGCTGGGTGATGAACTGCTGCACCGCGTTCTTCTCGATGATCCAGACCTTGACGCCGTAGCGGACCTGGAACTCTTTGAGCTTCGGGATCGTAGAGGCGGACGTGACGCCCTTGCGGTTGTAAACGTCCAAGATCCAGCGCTTACGCGTATGCCGGTCCACTGCGTAGATCACCATGGCGTTGCGCCCGGCGCTCGAAGCCGGATCCCAAGAGCCGATGACGTACAAGCCCTCCATGCCCCGTTCACGGTGGCCGGGGACACCGGCCTGCATGGGGCACGAGAACCGCTTAGGGTTGACCGCGGCCTCGACGGCCACAGGCGGGAACACCGAGTGCTCCGCGGCGTCACGCTGTTGGTACACGAACACGAACCGACGCTGGTCCGTCATGGCCGCCTTGGCGTCGGCCAGGGCCTCGCCGTTGACGTGCTCCGGCCACAGCACAACCCACTCTTCCGGGAGACCCGTCTCGTTCTCCAGGATCGCCGGCTGGGCGAAGTAGGTGTAGAACTGCCGGCCCAGGTGGTCCTTGGCCTCTTCGCGTAGATGCCTGTAGACGTCCATGGCACCCACGCGGGTGCCCAGGATCATCAGCTGGCCGTCACGCTTGTTGAGCCGGGAGAAGACGTCCTGGCCGATCCAGTCGGCCTGCTTCGAGTAGTCGGCTGCGGACTTCATGTCCGCCAAGTCATCCAGGATGATGAGGTCCGCACGGGCGCCGTAGATCTGCCCGCCGTAGCCCTTGGCTTCCACCGTGGGGTCCTTCGACGGGGTGGTGCGCCCACGGATGTAGATCATGTCCTCACGCCAGGCCTCGCCTGCCGACTTGTCCTCGTTCTTCCAGCCGCCCTCAGGGGCGAAGGCGGCGTGAAGCGCCGGAAACAGGTTCGGGTTCTCCAGGTAGAACTTCAAGCTGCGGAGGAACTTCTTCGCCATCTCCAACGACTTGGAGATGGTGATCACCTTGATGTTCGGGTCCTTGATGAGCCGCCACAGGACGTACTGGACGTTCCACACCGTCGACTTCGCGTGCTCGGGCGGGAAGTTCATCATCATGTAGCGACCGGGGGACTTGCCTGGCTGGTACTGCATCGACGGGTGCAGATCACGGGGCTCACGCCCCGACACGACATCCCAGGCCCGCATGTGGTGGAACGGCAGTGGCATGTCCAGGTACTTCTCGCAGAACTCCGGGAAGTCCGGCACCGACGAAGCGGCGCGCTGGCCCGTCTCGTGGGCCTCGCGGATCTTGTCGACCGCAGCCTTGAACTCCGGGTCGTCCTTACGCCACGACCTGTAGGTCTCCTCGGACCGGTTCACCTTCCGCATGGCATCCCGAACCCTGGCGCCAGCGCTGAGCTGGTCCAGGACAAGTGCCTTGGCGGCGGTGATGTCGATCTGCTTCAAGGAGCCCCGATCAAGAAGGGCCCCCGGCTCAAAGCCGGGGGCTGCTCACCTCTTAGGCGTCCGCCCCGTAGGCGGAGTCCCGTGCGCGGCGCAGGCTGCGGATCAGCCGGTTGATGCCCTCACGGTCCAACGTGACGTGCCAGCCGTCGAACGCCTCACGGCTCTCGTCGCCCTCGAAGGCGAACGGGCTGTGCTGGTTCACCGTGGCGATCTGGACGTGACCGAGTCGCTCGTTGGGAACGTTGGACCCCCAGCCGATCTCGACACGGAAGCCTTCGGCCACCTGGTCGTTGATATTTTCCTTGGGCATCACGCCCACCTCCATCACGGAAAGAAGAAACCCCCGGCTGCTTGGCCGGGGGTTTGAAGCCCGGTCAGATCGGGCCAGGAGGGCCGGAGATCCGGCTAGCTGCAACGAGGGGAGCACCGCTCACCCGTGCGCATGTCCAAGTGTAGAAACCCGCCTTGGGGGCGGGTGGCCGTCGCAGATTCCAGGTGTTCCGCGGGACGTGGAACCGGGCTGTTGGTGGAACAGCGCTGCGCGCGTGTTCTTCCGCCACCGAGGTCTGGGTGGGGGACAAGCGAGGAGCGATCCACCGGAGCGACGAGCAGGGGGCCGTGGCTGTTGACTCCTAGGTACAGCAAAGGCCACCCCGCAGGGTGGCCGTGTGCGAACAGACTTGTCCTTAAATCCCCTAGTAGTAGTTCTTATCTACTCACTAGGGGCCGCTTGGGGCGGCCCTAACTAGTTGGGGGGCGTTACCCGGTAGCCCCCCTTACCCCCCACGGAGAGTCTAACAGGTGGCCCTGAGGCCACCCCTGGGCTCCAATCGTGACCTACTCGTTACGCTCCAGGTGCCTCAGCACCCGATCCAGCTTCTCCTCGATGCGCCCCAAGCGCACCGCCAACCCCTCAGCTTGCTCCTCTCCCGGAACCCTCAATACGGTGGACCTCCGACCCTGACTGCGAGAGATCAACCCCCGGCTGTGCAGGTGCTCCAGGGCAGCCCGAGCTGTCATCACCGCCACGTCGTAACGGGCCGCCAGCAGCGGGCCGGAGGGCACCTCCGCCCCCACCTCCAGCAGACCTTCAGTAACAGCCCGCTCGATCTTGTCGGCGATCTGCACGTACTGCGGTCGCCTGTCGTGCGGGTCCAAGTCCGTCAACCAGTCCGTCATAGCTAGACAACCTAGCGGAACTGTAAATCGAACAGCCGTTCGGGTAGCAACCCGGCTCCAACTTAGCCCACCGCGAGGCCCCAAGGGCCTCCAGCTCGCACCGCTCCAGCAGCCCCAGAAAACCCCTCAGACGGCCGCAGGGCCGTCCAACCCAGTCCTCCGCAACCTGGGGGTGGGCGGCACCATCCACCCCCTCAAATCCCCCCACAGCCGCAGCCAGGTACCCACCACTTCCGGGACGACCGGGTACCCCGCCCCTCGGGGCACCCCACATACACCCACTGCTACGCACGTGTGGACGGAGAGTTATATATATATCACTCTCTACATAACAAACACCCGGGTCGCCCGCAGAGGTCACAGCCCCGCCGGCCGGGGCCTCGCAAGTCGCTGACCTGCATGTTTACATGATCAATGCAGCTCATCTCCCCCTCCCCCCACCCCCTCCCTGCCCTCCCTCGGCACTTCTTGTACTACATGACGGGGATAGACGTGGGATGACTGGGCCATTGGGCCTATCGATTAGCGTATGGCGTACGCATTGGCGTACAGATACGTAGCCTGCCTACCCATCCGCCCGAGGTGTCGTCATCCCGTTGACGCTCCCTGGTCGCGCC